TTGCTGAAGTACTGGTCTTTTGCGGGCCCTTGCATAGAAGAACATCCTAGCATAGAAGATTATAAGAAAAATGATTGAAGCTAGACGCAACTTGATCTCATGTGATAAGCTAGCCATAACCCCCCCTTCCCCCCTTCCCCCCTTTACTATATACTTATATGTTTACATATAATAATATATTCTTATATGTTAATATATAATAATATTATCCTATATACTTATATGTGCAAGATAAAAGAAAGAAGTCGCTAATGCAGATATACCAGATTTTCGTACCCGAGTTGCACGCTAATGTAAAATTTAAAATTATTCCCACTGAGGACATAGAAGCATTTGTCATTAAGCATAAGAAAAGTAAAGATCTTCGCAAGCAAGTTTTACAGTATGTAGTTTTTAATTTAAATACTGATGTTGCGTCTTCGTTAAACGCAATGTCTCGTACAGCCGCAGAAAGAGCTCTCGAAGCAATCTACGCAGGATGTGTTATGCTTAACCCTGGTTTAGATATCGATTACTGGGTAAGCATTGCTTATTCGACTGCTCCATTAGAGATTTCTCCTGAAGATGAAGATTATGATCTTAATGAAGTAAAGAAATTTTTGCAAGAAGCCCAAAGAAATGTTAAAAGAAAAACAGTCAAAGAGGTTATTCCCAAGAATAAAAAGATTCCAAAACAAAAGTTCTTAGGATTAGAAGGATTCTTAAAATCAAATGTTATAGGTCAAGATGAAGCAATAGGTGAAATAGTTTCAGCTTTATTTAGATCACAGGCTGATTTGCATGATTCTAATAGACCATTAGGAGTATTCTTATTTGCGGGTTCTTCCGGTGTTGGAAAAACACACTTAGCAAACATGCTGAATAATTATATGTTTGGTGGAGACTCTCAGATAGTGAGAATGGACTGTGGAGAGTTCCAGCACAAGCATGAGAATCAAAAGCTATTAGGTTCTCCTCCAGGTTACATCGGTCATGACGAAGGTGGACAGTTAACTAACCAAGTTAAGAAAAATCCTTACTCAGTTGTTTTAATAGATGAAGTTGAAAAGGCACATCAAGATATTTGGAATACATTCTTAAGAATATTTGATGAGGGAATAGTTACAGATAATAAAGGTGAACCAGTAGATTTTAGAAATACAATTATTATCATGACAACCAATTTAGGTAATGAAAAAACAGTTGACAATCTAATTTCTACTGGAACAGGATTTACTAGAAGCATTGTCTTTGAGCGTCAGACTTCAGAAATACCAGTCAGATCTATCGTCGAAAGAAATACCCATCAGGCAATTGATAAATATTTTAGACCAGAATTTATTAATAGAATAGATAAAATAGTTGTCTTTAATCACTTGAATCGACAAGATTGCGAAAAGATAGCTGAATTAGAGATGTCTGTGATCGCAGACAAGCTCTCCAAAAAGGGAATCTCTGTCTCCTATACTGATAACGTAATTGATGGTCTTATCGAGCGTGGAATTGACACCATTAAAGGTGCTCGTGGCATAGCCCAAGTAAGAAGAGACGTAATAGAAACGCCTTTAGCGAAAACAATTGTGCATAGTAACGTACCTAAAGGTACTATATTCCATATCGACTATGTCAATAAAAGTTTTACTTTTGACATGCAAAAACCAATAAAAAGAATACGATCTCAATTATCTTAACGGGAGAAACTAATAATGGCTACAATGGCTACAATGGGAGCTAAACTTACAGGTTTTATGAAACAAGGTATAAATGCTGGAAAATCAAAAGCTACATCTGCTGCAAATGCTACACGCACAGCTACTGGTAGTTCATCTGCCGTTAGGAGTTTTGCTAAGAACAGTAAAACGGCACAACGGATAGTGAAGAATCCTGGAAAGTCAGCAGCTATTGGCCTAGGTGCTGTTAGCGTTGGTGGATATGGCTTGAGTGGTCGAAGAGGTCGTGGCGTAGATAAATTTGCAGGTGGTAGACCTACCGGAATGTACGGGAGATAATTATGAAGTCAGCAATGAAGGCACTCTATGGGACAGTAGGGAAAATGATGCCCGAAGGCAGAAAAGCAGCGCAGGCAGTAGCAGCACACACGGCTCTGCCAGTTGGGATGAGAGGAGCTGGTTCTACTGCTAAACGCTTGGCTCTCCAAAGAACCGCAGAATCCACTGCCGTTCGTGTTGGTAGAAAACCAACTTTAATAGGAATGGGAGTTCTCGGTGCTGGATCAATGACCGCAGCCAGACCCAATTCAAATCAGTCTAGAACAGCCTACCGTGGGCCAATGCAAACAGGTAGAGGCGTAGGGAGATTCGCATAATGAACTATAAGAACCTTATAGGAAAAGCTCTAAGAATGGATTCTGAAAGAGCTGTAAAATATCTCGGATCTGGTGCGAAAAATGCACAAAAATTGCAAGCAACAGGTGCTGCAAAAGGGTTTGATCATAACCAAATGATCAGAATGAGGCAATCTCAACAAGGACAAAGACTATTACTCGGCGGAGGTGCAGTTGGCGGAGTTGGTATGGCCTCAAGAAGAAAGCCTGAACCTATAAACCCTCAACCAACAGCTAAAGGATCTGGAAGATACGTTTAATTAATAAGAAAGATGTAGTATGTCATGAATGATTGGAAAAAGTTTACAGATGTTAATGGTGATTTTCAGTTAGCTAATTTTTTATATAAAGGTATCAATGACCTTATGAAGCATTCTCTTGATATGGGAACACTTCTATCAAATGATCCCCATAAACTTAGAGCTTATAAAGAACAAACTAAAAAGTTGTTTAAAAACAAATGGTTTGAAATAGCTCAGGCTTTAGAATTCTTTGACATCATAGAAAAATGTATCTGCTACAATGAAGTTCAGGAAACTTATTGTGAAGTATGCAAGGGTGCAAGATATAAATTATCTTCATATTTAAACTCTGATGAAATTAGAGAAATTGGAATTTTCTTTAACGCGGCACAGAACGCAGACCTCGCAGGAAAACTGCAAAAAGGTTTAATGAAAGCCTTGGATGAATTGTCCTAGATGTGACAAGAAAACTGAAACAGTTAGTGAATATTATGATTTCAAAAGTGACTGTTTAGTTCGTGATGATTATTGCTCGTATTGCAAAAGTGCTACCATACAAAGGTTCTATTCAGATAGTTCCTACAGTACCGAATGGATTGATTTAAATGTCTAATATAGAAAAAGCAGATAAAAGTGATTTCATGAAACAGTTTGAGTCTTTGCGACCAGATCTTTTCTTCCCTGAAACATGGACTGATGATGAGAAAGAAAGAGCGGTTGAATTAGTTCGCCCGCAAAAAACTAGGACTTCAATGTTCTCTTCTATCCCTATGAACTGCGAAGCAACGAAGTGTACATTCGCAGACACATGTCCATTACTCAAAGAAAATCTTGCGCCAAAAGGCAATCCATGTCCCATTGAAATGTCAATAGTCGCACAGTTTACAGCAGAGTATATGGAACAACTGGATGTCCAATCTGATAACTTAGTTGAAGTATCCATGATTAGAGATCTAGTAGATCAAGAAGTGCAATACATTCGTAAAACTAAATTACTTGCAAAAGAACATTTCATTCAAGAAAACATAATTGGCATTGATCATCAAGGTCAACCAATTATCAAAAAAGAACTTCACTTAGCCGTAGAATTAGAAGATCGTTTACACAAGCGTAGAAAAGATTTGCGTAATCAATTATTAGCAACAAGAGAAGCTAAGGCTAGAATTGGACAGACTCAACTTGATACTGCCCAAGCAATTTCAGATATTATCCATAAAGTTCAACATATTGAGATTGAAAGAGAAAAGCTTATTAAGAAAAAGCTTGGTACTTATGATAAAGATGATTACATCACAATAGAAGAGAATAAGGAAGAGATTTAAAAATGGCAAATATGAGAGACAGTGCTCTAGCCAGGTCTAATCTATTAAAAGCTCTTCAGGATAATTTAGACCCCAAAGCTAGAGTGGGTCAAAAAATAACTCAAGATTCTTTTTTTCAACAAGCACCAATTACCAAGAGTCAGATGGATAAAGTATTTGGAACAGAAGATGAGTTCTTAGAAAGATACGGAAGATTCCAAAAAGATTATGAAGCCGCAATAGGTAATAAATTAAATCACGCTAAGGGCGCAAAAGTAAATGTTGAATTAATGAAAAGGCAAGGTAAAACGGATTTATCAGTTTTAAATAGAGAAACTGCAGATAAATTATATAAATCATATATGAATGATGTCATGAGAATGGGTGATCTTCTTAAAGAGGTAGGCTTACCAGCATACGATACGCCCAATGCAAACTTATATAAAGATTTATTTCAATTTTCAGTTGACAATGAACAGGGTATCGTCCATCCAGCCCAAATATTATTAAACAGAATGTCGGTTAACTTTGACCCCAATAGGAGGGGATTGGACTCACTGAATATTGGCAGGAATGAGCAATTGTCGCATCGTTCAATATCGAACCTTTTTCATTCATCGAAAGGACGTAGCCCTGAAAAAATATTCGGGCAAACGCCGACTCAAGGTCAAACTTTAAAGATAGCTACTTTAGATATTGAAACAACAGGAGTAGACATATTTTCTGATACAAGATCTATGACTATAGCTGAATCAATATTGGACGATACTGGACAAATAAGTAGTCCTCAAACTCTTCAAGATTTTAACGTTTCTTTTCAATCTAATAAATTATCTGGAGTAAATGTAACTACATTTGATACAAGCACTAAAAATCAGGCAGTAACATCACTAACCGAACATCTATCAAATATTGAGGGTACCACTACAAAACAAATGGGCGAAGGTGGCTCTACATACTTAGATGAAGTGGAAAAATTTTTCAATAAACTTCTTGAGGCAGACAGAGTCGCTGGTCACAACCTTAACTTCGACATAGATCACATGATAAGTACTGCGATGAAACAAGATGGTTTCGGAACTCATTTAGGGGCACAAAAAGCAATAGATCAATTCACTCAAAGGGTGATGGATGATAAAGAATATTTTGTAGACACTTTGGAATCTACAAGAGCGTATATTAAAAATCAAGCCGAACAAGCCACTAATCTTGGAAGCTATCTAGACGGAGAGGCACGGTCTAACGCTTATGTCAAAAATCTCTTTGCTCAAGAAACACTAAGCAAAGTACATATCGGCGGTAGCGCATCATACGGATCCGTTACAAACTTAGCACTAAATACTAACCTTTTTGAGTTAATAGAAAAAGATGGACAGGCAGAAGAATTATTCGGTCTAATCCAAAAAGGTTCACACGTAGCTGAAACTGACGTACACCTTCAGACGTACATAGGGAATTATGTTCAGTCAGGTAGATTAAAAATACGACCTATAGCTGATCATGAATCTGTAGGCAAGACTGCACAAGAAATAGCTGATGAAGCATTGGGAAAAACTGACTTTGGTAATTTTGCTAGATCAAAAATAGCTCAATCTAGTGCAGTTAATGCAACGACAAATATCGCCAACGTACAACACATGTCTGAAACAGTCTTTAAACACGTTAGGGATACACCAGAGGGTTTAGGAAAAATATCTTTATCATTATCTAGAGAACAGATAAATCAAATGTCTGGATTAGGTTTAGTTGGTGATCAAACTCAACAAGGAATATTGCAATATGATAGAAGTGACGCAGGTAAGGGATTCCACTTTATAACACCAGAAGGAAAAGAACTTCTTGATGAGACAGAATCTCAAAAAATAATTACTAAGATACTTGATGATGCTAGAAATGATACAGATTTTGCTTTAGGAGGATCTAGGAATCTTCCTAATATTACTGTAGGCAGTCTAACTGGTCCTAGGAATAGGGCTCTAGAATCCATTCTCGACACTGGAATTTCCTACGGACGTGCTTCGAAGATAGATGAATTAGCACGGATATCTACAGCAGTACTACCGACACATGGTACAAGGCAAGCTGCTAGTGTTGCTGGTAGAAATTCCGCTACAATACAAGATGTTACAGATACCTTGGGAACTACATATAGGGAATTAGGAAGCGGTTTGTCTCAAAGCGACCAAATGAGAGTTGCTCGAGGCAGAGCCCCAGTTCAGTCAGTCTTTCAACAAGGATTAAATAATTATGATCTTGGAAAAGCTGAACAAATAGCTAAAGCTTTTTCTGACATTGGAGATCCTTATGCAGGTGTAATGGATATGAATGATAGAGTCTATTCTACAATCATGTCTAGCGCCACAAGTAGTACAGCGCATGCGGCGAATAGGGCTGGACCCGCAGTTGGTTATTTAGCAGAAGATATCTCACATTCAGCTAAACCTAATCTTATATCTGAACTCGGAATGACTTTCTTTAAATCACAGAGAGATACAAAAGTTATTAATGCAATAGCAACAGACACAGTTAACAAAGTACGTCTTCCTCCAGAAATAGCACGCGAAGCCCTAAGAATGATAAATCCTGACGATACAATAAAAAATGTAGGGATATCTATATTCAAAGATTCTAAAGCTGGAGGCGCAGACCAAGTTAACGCAGTTTGGATGATTGGCAGGCAAATGGATGAAGCAGAGTCAAAGCAATTTTCTAGAAATGTATTAGAGATTATGCAGGATAGGACTAGAGTAATATCATTAATGGGAGGGGATGAAGCCAAGGTAGATGCCTCAGTACTATCTGCAGTTAGTGACGTACAAGCCGCAGCAAAAGTTGGGCCAATGGGACCAACTGGAGTGCCTCAAATCGATGAGGCACAAGTTGAGAACTTAAATAAATCTATTAGAGATAGAGGAATTGTCGTAGCTCACGCAGACGAAACTGCCTCCGCAGAAATTATATCCAATATACAACAATTAGGTATCCCAACTGATAATGATGCATTCCTAAACACTAGAACAGCTGCAGAGCAGAGGACAGGTCATACAGCAGATAATTTTGTTGTTGGTCCATACTTTGACCGCGAAGCAGCAGACGCTGCCGGACTATCGGGTCAGGTAAAAGAAGCTGAAGAACTTGTAGATCTTGGCAATGGAAGAAAGATATCTAAGTCAGTACATAACGCTAATCAACTTACAGAGATGATAGAAGCAGATCCATCTAGTGCTACAAAAATTGGAAAAAATATTCGTCGTGGTAAATCTGGCCTTGAGGTTAATAAAATAGCAGAATTCTATGCGTCCCATAAAGTTAAAATGGGATATGGGGCATTAGGTTTAGGAATAGCAGCTACTGGTTACTATGCTTATAAAAAGGGTAGAGAAAAACAGCTTTATGAAGAAACCTTACAACAACAGCCTACTGAAAGAAATATAACTACCGATGACATGAGGGTGTCAAGTAGAGTATTCAGCCAAGTCTCTTCTGTTAGAAAAGATCCATTAGTCACTGCTGGAGTTGTTGGAAATCTAGATCGAGCAAAAATTGGGCATACTCAAATGGGCCCAAATAAATATAATCATCTTTTTGGAGGATAGCTAAATGTCAATTTTAAGCTCATTAGGGAGAGTAGCAGGAGGAGCAGGAGGAGCAGCTGGGAGAAGTTTGTCTCGTCTTGGTACGAATAGAGGATCCTTGATGGCAATTGGAGCTATTGCAGGAACTGCTGGTCTTGCAAGTAAAGTTGGCCCAGCAGCAAGAGATGCTGCATTGGAAGTTGGTCTTGGAGATGAAAATGCAGACAGATACTTTATGGGAAGTAAATTTTCTGCCAGGTCATTAGTTGGTGCAGGGATAGGCGGTCCGTTAGGTACAGCTATACAAATGACTAGTCCTAAAGATTTTACTAAAACTAATTCAATTCTACCAGGAGCTCCAGGAGCAGCTGCTGGAGGAGCTCTTATGGGCGGAACGCTCGGCGCTGCTGCAGGAGGAATGTTAGGTGCAAGAAAAGGAATTAAAAGTGGAGTAGCAGGAGCTCTAATAGGAGCCGTAGTTGGTGGAGGCATGGGAACACTCGCTTCTGACGGTATAGGTGGACAAACAGTTGCTGGAGCTGGACTTGGAGGAGTAGCAGGAGGTATAGGAGGGGCTCTACTAGGGGCTAAATCTGGCGGTAGCACATTTGGAAAAGTTGCTAAGGGAATAGTTGGTGGAGTCATGGGCGCAGGCATGGGAGCTACTATCGGCGGTGCAGCACCTATAACTGCAGCTGGAATTTCGACCAAATCTTACATGAACGACAATGCAGAATTCTTTGCTAGTTCACCTTACTCCGGTAGAGGTACACAGCAAATAATGAATGATACGGGTGCATCAGGAAATATAGTTTTAGGAATGCATAACTCCAGAAAGGGTTATTAATAATGGCAGTTATGAGAGAACAAGTAATGCAAGAAGCCATGGATATGTCCAATGTCCAGGCACCTTTAGCAATGCGTATGGTAGAAAATCTACCAGGTATAGCAACTTCCATAGGATTTAGCTCCGCAAGAGGATCTAACACCATAATGCGTGGTGGTTACATGGACTATAAGCATGCAAAAGGCTCACGAATGGCCAATAAATTTAGGGTCATGGATCAAGATGGAGTTCTTTCAGCAAGAAATAAAGCTAATTTTGTTGGTGGAGGTAGGATAGCAGGTGGTCGTGGAATCCTTGGAAGGCGAGCAGAAAGACTAGCTACACAAACTGCCTCCACTAGTGGAGTAGGAAGTTTACTGGGGGCAAACCCAACTCAAAAAGCTGGATTCTTCCGTGGATCTAGAGTTAACAACATGACTGCAAGACCAAGAGCTTTGGGTCGTCTTCATTCAATAAGTACGATGGGCCAAGGTGGAATGTATACTCCATTCGGCGCATCAGGTTTCTTAGGTAATACTAAAATGGGTAGAAAATTTGCTCAAAGCACGGGATCAACAGCTGCTGCAGGAGAATCAGCATTTGGTCCAGGTTTACTTTCTTTTGTAAGTGCGGGTAGAAAAGCGGACCTATTGGAAAGGAGAGCTGCTGGAACAGGGGGACGTGCAGCTAGAGCTCAAAAAAAATTAGGCATACTAGATAGAAATATACGCAGTTTAGCTGCGATGAACAATCCAGGACTGATGGCTGAAAAAACACTTCCAGGAGTTCTTAGACACGATCTAACTACACAACTTCGAGTGCCAGCTGGTCAAAGAGTTGTTATGAATGGAAGAACGTATACTGGTGGTCAATTTTTGCCAGGTGGCGGAGCTATGTTGGAGCCAAATGTTAAAACTGGAAGACTTCATGTCAGAAAAGGCAAATCTTTTGCTGGTACCAGCAAGAGAGGCCCTCAAATGTATTATGGAAGAGGAGCAGGCCCAGCTGGTAGAGCTGCAAGAAAAGGCGCAGGACAAATGGTGCCTTTTTCTAATCAATTTAGAGATGTTAATGTTCAATTCGGACAAAATATAAGCATTCTAGACGACGGTCTAAAAAGTGGATCTAGAGGTAACCTAATAGCATCATCTATGTCTGGCGAGGCAACTAGATATGCAGCTGGTTATTTCAGAGGAGCTCAGGGATATGCTCGTAAAGGTGGACTAGAAGGAAAAGCTTTGAGTGGCGCAGAAAAAGCAGTTGCCCAAATGGCAGAATCTTTGGGTCAAAAGCAAATTGCGGGCAAAGTTGGCTTAGAGGCAGCACATCATGTTCTAGAACAAGGCGCTTTTAAAACACTTGGCAGTAAAGGAGTCATGGAAGCACTAGGTACAAAGTCTGGAGCAAAGGTACTTGGAGCTAGAGCAGCAGCATTAGCTATACCTGGACTGAATGTTATAGCTACAGCAGCCTTAGTCTATGACTTGGGTAAGATGGCAGGAGAAGTTGTTAAGAGCGGAATTAACTTAGCTAAAGACGCTGGAAAATCTTTACAAGGAGATATCTATAAACCATCATTTGGAATGGGGTATAAGGATACAGAAGCAGCAGCAACTTCAAGATCACGAGGAGTTATGGCTATTCAAAACTCTAGATTAAATGCGAGAAGTATGCTAGGATCAGAGGGCGCAATGATGGCTGCCCACTATGGATGATTTATGACTGTATCAAGTAAGACAAAACAATTTAGAGAATCTTTAGAAGCTCTGTCAAGAGAAGATCTTCTTGAAATAATCAAAGCACAAGATCCTGAATTAATAAAACAAATTAATAGAATTGAATGGGTGTTTGAAAATAAGCTAAATCATTTGTCATGGAATGATGGAACGCCTGTATTAAATAGGCAATTAAATAATCAAGAATTATCACTTCTTATAGATGAACCATTTGAATTAGATAAAGAATTATTATCTGCGGGAATTAGTTCAGAACATCAAAGGCAACTACATATTGCAAAAGACGCCGTTGTTTGGGCTAAACAATTTTTGCAAGCAGATTTGAGAGTATATCAAATTCTTATTTTGCGAGATCCATCTTTAAGAAAAGTTCTTAGAGCTGGTCGTCGTCTGGGTAAAACATTCAGTCTCGCAATACAACTATTGCATTATAGTTATACCCACAAAGATGGAAGATCATTGGTTATCGCGCCAATGAAAACTCAGGTAGAACTTATCTATCAAGAAATATTAAGAATATCAGCAAAAAATGAAGTAGTAACTAATTCTATTACCAGAAAAGTTACTAGCCCGCAGTTTATGATTCAGTTTTCTAATGGATCAACTATTAGATTCTTCACTTCTGGTATGAAGTCAGGCGGAAAGAGTGATGTTGCTCGTGGTCAGGAAGCACACTTAATTGTCCTTGACGAAATGGACTATATGCATGCGGACGACCTCGATGCACTATATGCTATGCTTCAGAAAACCGCAGAAGACCAACCAGACAAAGTAATGATCGGTGCATCTACTCCAACTGGTCGTAGAGAAAGATTTTGGGAATGGTGCAATAGTCCAAGGTTCAAAGAGTTCTGGTTTCCATCATACTGTAATCCATTTTTCAGTAAAGAACAAGAAGAAGAATTTAGAGAACAATATTCTTCTAGTGGATATCGACATGAAATAGAAGCTGACTGGGGAGAAGACTCAGAAGGAGTATATCCAAGAAAGTTTATAGACAGGGCATTCATATCTCCACCATGGAAGTATCATGCTGAGATTATGTCTGCTCGATCATTCCATGTAATTGGTGTTGACTGGGATAAGTATGGAGCAGGTACTAATATAGTCGTTTTAGAGGTCTGCGCTGACAACTATGAGGACCCAAGATTTAGGGGTAAAGTAAGACTATACTATCGAGAAGAAATTAGTAAGTCTGAATACACGCTCACGCGCGCGGTAGATAGAATCATCGAACTTAATCAAATTTTTAATCCCAAACATATATATGTTGACCGTGGATATGGAGAAGTCCAAGTAGAACTATTAAGAAAATACGGCGTCGAAAATCCATCTTCAAAAATGAAAGAAAGAGTTAAGGGCATTGGATTTGGGGAGTCCATAGAAGTTCGAGATCCTTATACTAAATTAATGATTAAGAAAGAAATGAAACCTTATATGGTCGATAATCTTCGTCAGTATTTAGAGCGCGAAGATATACTATTTTCAGAAGATGATGAAGAAATGTATCTTCAATTAATTTCATATGTAGTTGTTAGAATGACCAGTAGTGGTAGACCAGTCTTTGAAGCTGGTGGATCAGCTGTAGACCACGCCCATGACGCCCTAATGCTGTCGCTGTTGGCTGTCACCCAAAACTATGGGGAATTTGCTAGAACCAATTATGCAGACAAGACTCAATCATTTTCCAATGAGTTTTTTATGACTAAACCTGGTACTAAAGATGATGAAGAAGAGAAGAATCCCAGTAGTTTTATTACTGGAAGAGTTCAAGCTTTATCCACTGGGATGAGTCGCAAGAAGAATTCCAGTAGTCGAATCTCTAGAAAGATGTTTTAAGGATCATTATGTCTATAAACAATATCCAAAATTACTCAACTGACTCCAAAGAAATATATGCAGATTATAAATTTGGCGACACTTTTTACAGAGACAAAACTGCTACAAATGAAAGGCCACCAGGTTTAGCAGCAATTCTTCCGAACGCTTCAGACTATAACTTTAGAACTGATTATTTTATTCCGTTAAGTTCTGTTAAGCAGCAGATATTAAATTCTGAAAATATGTTAGTCGGCACTAAAAATAATATAGAAAATAATTTATTAAGAAAAATATATATTAATCCATATCTTGATCCAGATCTTGAAGAATCCCATTTTAGAATTTGGAACGAAGCATCGCCCCTAATGGATATTCCAGATAAAAAAGAAGAAACTGTTTTTCGCACAGCTGAATTTATAGAAGATGACCAGATGAGCATCATGCCGATTATTAGTAACCCAGACACAGCAACAAAAGATAATCCACCAGGATATATATGTTTCGACGAATATTTATTTGCCGAAAGACACGCATCTACAGCAGGAAGAAGATTAGTTAATGAATATGATCAAGCCGTAACTCAAGCAACATTCTCATATTTTTATCAATTAAGAAAATTATTAAACTTATTTTTAAATGAAATTAGTTATATTAAAAATTCACTACTACTTGATTTTGGGGATGAATATGAAAATCCAACACAGCAGCAAATCGCGTTACAATATGACACATGGGGGAAAATCGCAGTACACTATTCGCAACGGATTGCAAAAACAATCGTTTCAAAGCCAGCAGAAATACCCGATGCCGAACTGGATAAGATATCTAAAAAACAAGCCGCTCAATTCCAAGCTTTTTTTGCGATTAGATTAAACGCAGTCGACGCTGAAATTAATGATCAAATAGCCTCACTAAAAAGAGATTTAGTAGATAATTGTGAAATATTTTATAATAGATTTATTAGTCCGTCATTAAGAATATCTAAGGATATATCCAATCCGTTAGAATTTGATTTTTTAACAACCAGATTTTCTAAAGATAATCCAATGTTATCCGGAGAGTTAGTAGTCGCTACAAATCTGATAAAAGGAAACTTTGCCTCTATCCATGCGGACTGTATGCAGAGATTTGAAATGATGTCTGCACGCGTAGATTCCATGATGTCTTTAATTCACGAAAAAAGAAAGTACGCAAACTATATTTCTCAATTAGGAAACAAATCTGTCCAAAAAAGACAAGTTTTAAAAACAGTAGAAAATGATATTTATTCTGCATTATTTAGAAATATTTATACTAATACCAATAGAAATAATACATTCCTATCTAGTCATTCGCGACTTGATGGATTATTAGATAATGATCATCCTCAGTATTTATTAAAAGATAAAGGAAATATTACTGGAGATATATTCGTAGAAGAAGGAATTACTATAGATGGAGTTGATCTAAGTGAGCACGCGCACACGGGATCAGATGGTTCTCATCGAATTAAGTCTACAGATATCGATTATGATAATATTAGAATTCAAAATACAACTGACGCAATATATGCCATCAAGCCTTTATCTGTAACAGTTGATGGATTTGTGTCTGATATAATTCCTGGCGGAATTCCAGTATTTGATACAATTATTTCTATTGAAGTAGATGACATTACATTGAATACTCATGAATATGAAATTTTATATACGGAAGTAATTTAATATGACATGGTTTAAATATTTTAAACAAGGAGAATCCACAGCTTATTCTTATCCGCTCGTCAAAAGAACTATTAACAAGTTCACGCCTAATGATAAAATATTAAAAAATACATGGCTATTCATAGATGTAACTGATCTAGAAATAGAAAAATATTATAATAGTTCCTTAAATCTTTTAGACGACCATTCTTCATATCTAGTAGTTTATGAAACTATTGGGTCAGACTTTGAATTTACTCCAGTAAATAATATCATTAATAATAATACGTTGTATTTTCAAGCTGCAGAAGATCATGCAGCAGACATAGAAACAATAAGTCAATATAGTATATATTACAAAACTGGAAATTTACGATATATTAAATTATTTAACTCTGAAGATTACCAGGTGACATCACAGGGACAAGCGCAGTTTAATTCATTATTTTCTGAAGTAGATATAACTGATTATGATGTAGTTGCGGGCTCGGAATCATCTTATAATTTTTCGTTTATAAATCCAAACCTCGACTGGGATAACGGACTTTCCTCAAACGCAGGCGCAAAATTATACTTTACTTTTACAGGACCAAGTATTCAAATATACGGAAATAAAGGACCTGATTATGGAAAGTTTAAATTTAAATTAACCGGTTTACAAAATACACAATTTCCCAATATGGAATTAGAGCTTGACTGGACAACAGTAGATTGCTATAATTCAACATCCCAAGAAAATGTTCTTTTATATGAAAATAATGATTTAAATTATCGAGATTATAATTTAGAACTTCAAACAATTGCCGATAAAAATATTATATCCTCTGGGAATAACGTTAAAATATCTTCTTATTCTTTTAGTTATAATTTATACTTAACTATTGGCAAAGAAGAAATTAGTGATCAAGCAGTTTTTGTATCTATAGGTGGAATCAGATAAGATGGCTATTATAAAAAAGAAAATAGAAAATTTAAAGCCTGGAAAAGAATATGTTCTTACCGTTAGGGCTAAGAATTCTGATTTAAATGTTCTTTCTGATTATTCAGACACTATTAGATTTCAAGTCCCAAATGATGCAACGACACCATCCGCACTAACTAATCTCCAGCTATTTGCAGGGTTGGAAAATGTTATGTTTGTTTTTGATTATAGCCAAGACTTAGATATAAGTAGATATGAATATGAATTATATGAAAATTCCAATATGTCCGATGAAGATGGTCCATTAACTGGTTTTGCTGACGCCAACGTCTTTACTGTCAGGGTAAGTAATCTTCAATTAGAGGAAGATTATGATCCAGATGAGGGGCTTTTGCCTTTTTGGGGTAGAGCAAGAACTATCGACACAACCGGGAATGCAGGACCATGGACTCCATTAGTTCGAACTGATCCACACACTCCTTTAATTGATAACCAATATATTGGATCTTTAACCGTTTCAAAATTAACTGCCGGAACAATTGGGGCTCATACTATTAATCTTAATGGAGCAAACTCCATTATTCAGTCGACTACTTATAGTGACACTTTTGGATTACAAGGGTGGCAGATTAAAGGAGATGGTAGTTTTAGTTTAGGTGGACCAGATGGTATTACATATGACAATGACAGTATAACAATTGGATCTGATGTTCAGGTCCAAGCAAACTTAGCTGCAGATAGTATCAGTGTGGGTTCAGGCGGAAACCTGTTAAATATTAATGACTCCATAAATGCTGGTGCAGGTGGAATGACACTGGGCTCTGGAGGATTCAACTATTGGTACACCAACGGACAGTTCAGAACTGGAAATGCGACTAATTTTGTTTCATGGAATGGAAATTCATTAACCTTTCAAGGAACTATTCAGGCTGGAACTATTGGTGGTGTAGCAATTTCTTCTAATGCAATATATATTGGAACAGGAGCTTTCAATAATGTTAATACAGGATTCTACGTTGATAATACTAGTCAATTTTCTTTAGGGAATAAATTAACCTGGGGAAATTTAACAATAGCTGGAAATTTTATTGTTGGTAAAAGTTATAAAATTGTATCTTTAACTGGTACGACCCAAGCTCAGTGGAATACCGCTGCAGGGACTACGGGATCCACATATATTGTAGGAAGTGTTTTTACAGCGGCGGCAGTTGGCGCGGGGACTGGTACCGCAGCTCTTCAACAGCTAACCATTGCCGGAGATGTAGTGATAGGCTCAACAACAGGGTCAACTATTGCCTCGGGTGCAGCTAGTGGTTCAACATCATTGCAACCAGGTCAGGCAGCTTCAGATATAAATTCTAATATTACAACAATATCTGGTGGGAAAATAAGAACTGGAACAATTGAATCAACTGGGTATACTTATTCAACCGGCAATTTCTCAACCGCAGGTATGCAAATAAATTTGGATAATGGAGTAATAAGATCTAAAAACTTTGGCATAGACTCTTCTGGTAACGCTTTTTTTAATGGTCAAATAACAGCATCATCTGGATCAATAGGTGGCTGGAGCATCGGGGATCCAGGAGGATATAATGGTAGTATATACGCAGGGTCTGGGCCAACTTTATCATTTATTTCTCCAACTGGAGTAGCTTGGTTTAGTGGTGGAGTTGTTACATCAAGTATCAATGGTTTTGGTGGTGGCGTGACAACTAGTAGCGGAGCTTTAAATACTATGATTCTAAGAAATATTCGAGCTGGGGCCAGCAACGCCAGACCCAGTACTGGTGCTATTGGGGATATATATCTTTCTTATTAAGGATTTATTATGACTATACAAATTAGAACCGGCACCGGAACAAATGACTGGCAAACAATAAGTGATCCAGAAATATGCACTGCAGTTAACCCTACTACAGGAGATGCCACATTCACTAATGTTAATAAGGGAGAGATATATGATGGAAGTGCATGGAAAACTTTTTATTCAAGAATAACAAGCAACACTCCTCCAGCGTTTAGCTTTGTAAGCGCAACTCCAACTTCTGTTACTGTGAGAGTCATAGCATCAGGTTCTGATAACAAAAAAGTTTATGCTTATAGAACAAGTAACTCAGGGAATTTTCAAAGTAGCCCAGTTGATCCAACAACCAGCGCAATAAATCAAACATTTACTTTTTCTGATCTAAGTCCAGGAACGTCCTATAACTTTTCTAGCTACATCGCGTTCTATGACGCAGAGGGAACTTTTGTAGAATTTAGTGCAGTATCAACACTCGATGCCTCAACAGCATCCTATTCAAAAACAACTCCAACAACACCAACAAATACAGGAACAATCAGTTCCACAAAACTGTCATTTTCATCAAGCTCTAGCTCCAACTATTCGACTAACGGAGCTGCAGCATATATTCGATTTGAGATATGGACAGAAAATGGAAGTGCACCGGTACAAGTACTTAATAGTAGTATTCTTCCCCTAGATAATACAACTGCTTCTAGAACAGTCCAATTTACTGGCTTGACGCCGAACACTCCATACTATTGTCGTGCAAGAACTTACTATGGATCGCCAGTAGACTCTTCTAGTATTTATAGTTCTTTTTCTAGTGCAACAAGCACGTATCCACTTCATATTGCAATGATACCATTCAGATTCGATGGTTTTAATGGCACTACAGATACTAATTTACCTATTCTTACTGATATTAACGCATACAATAATGGTAATGCAAAAATTCAGTGGGAATGGCAATATAGAACTAGGGGTAATCTTGCCTGGCTAGGTACAACTTCATTCCTTGGAACTGAAGTTGTTACCGGAACTGGTACAAGTTATTATGGACAAAATTTCTCCGTAGTTCAAACAAGAGAATACCGATTTAGAGCAAGAGTATATTATTCTGACCTTGGGATATATGGGCCATGGAGTAATAATGGACAGTACACTGAAGCAATAAGAGGAAAAACATGGACTACTAAAACTACTGGCTGGATATCAGCCAGTAGTACAACATCGAGTTCTAACGCCTCAGGATATTCTTCTTCCATGGGTTCAGATGGGAATCAAGGTTCTATATGGTTCTCTTATCCATATCGTAATGTATCTGGAACTGCTACGGAGTTTAAAGTAATAACAGCCTTTGCGCGCACTGCCTATTATGCCCAAAACCTTTACTTTTTAGACTCCAATCACGCAATTTCATCCTCATACCCATCAATCACTACGACAGTAACTAGCTTGAGATATGGCATTTCTTCTATAGCAAGAAGTACCGCGTACTCACCATATGTCATACTGGCTTTAGAGTCAGATTCAAGATGTATTCTACAATACGCAGATGAGGTTACCGTTGTAAGTAGCAGTAATAGCGCCTTTAATCAACGATACTTTGTGATGTCGTCTTCTGGATCAACGGTATTTTTAGCACCAAGAGGAACAACGCCAGCTAACAATACTAACTCTTTTGGTGGCACCTTATTTGTTTACAAAACAGCTGGTAATGATGTTAGCGTTTTTGGTGGAACTAGTAATTATACATCAGCGGCAGATAACTACTTTACACAAACCGATGGTGAATATGGAGCTGATGTTCCACTCTCTGTGGCATCAGGATCTGCGACATATACGATTCCTACAACTACCAAAGTATCATCCAGAGTGACAGAATCATTCTCGGCAAACTTTACTCCGTCATTACCCGATGGTCATAGGAATGCAAAACTATATAAGTTCTCCATTAGGGTTGGCCCTACTGGTTCACCTCGAATATCTAGTCTTGTTGTTGATGGAATCAATTATACACAATATGGTGATATAAATAATCTGTCGGCATATGAGACATATATAGTAACTCCAGATGCGCTAAACTCTCCACCGTATAATATATCTTTCGATATAGATTCAGCTCTTTATTCGGGCGATAATCTATACTATGCTACAATAACAGAAGTGCAACTACAAGCAACCTATGAAACATTGGATGATTAAAAAAAAATGAAATATGTAACGTTTTGTCAATATAAGAATAATATAAATATATACGAAACTTTAGGTACCCTTTTCCCGCATAGTGATAAAACATTCTTTTTACTTAATTCTTATTTTGGTCAATTATCTATTTCCAAAGTTGATGATGATTTTGATTTTTCAAATTTGACAGAAGAATCAATTAACTTTTTTAATATTAAAATTCATTCAATTGAAGAACTAAAAGAATTTGTAAATAATAATTCTGATTATTCATTAGAAGTTATGAATGGACGTAGGGATATATTCGACACAAGTACGCCCCCTCCGTTTGATGAATCAACTGAACATTAAGGTGTAATTTATGAAATATATTACTTTTTTAAAAGAAAATCAAGCGATTAATATTTACGACGTTTTAAAAAAATACATTCCTTCTTCTGATCAAATTATACTCGAAACGCATGAAGGGATAAGTGTGTCTCAAGTTGATGACAATTTTAAGATTTCTAATTTAAAAAAGGAATCAATTAATTTTTTTAATATTAAAATTTATACTTTAAAACAATTAATCACATTTCTTAATAGTCAAGCCGGGATTCAAGCAAAAGCTATAGGGGAAAATTCAGATATTTTAACAATATCACATTTCTCTTTTGATGATTTAGTGGATAATAAAGACCAAGAAAAGCAACCGCATAATAACTGGGTCTGGAGCAAAGATATGAATTGTTGGAGACCTCCAGTTGAGGAACCAAAGCTTTCGGCAGAGTTCACTTATTCATGGAATCAAAATAGACTTAACTGGGATATTGAATTAAGAAATCCATGCGAAAGAAAATATAGAGGTTTCCTATTGTGGAGAGCAGTTCCAACATATAGTGAAAGTTTTTATGGTGATGTTTGCTCTAATAATAATTATATGATTAAAAGTTTTGAAGACATAACTCATGGAACAATGGATTTTATGTCTAAAACAATTTCTAATCATGGGATAGAAAGACTAGATGACAATCCTTTAGGAAAATTTAAGATTGTAACTAGACATGAAACCGTTTTAGATTTAGCACCGCACGCCATAATAACTTACGATGAAATTGATCAAGATTACATAGACCAATTTTCTAAAGAAGATTCGAAAAGTCTTTGGGCCATACACCCGCAGTGTATAGGCTCTACCTTGGAAGAATTGTTTAGACTTATTATAGAATGGGGTCTAGCGTATTTGGAGTTTGGCAATAGGGAACCAATAGCAGTCATTAGCGATAGGGTGCTCAGAGCGATTCAAATGCCCTTAGAAGTGAGAAATGCTTTACTAGAGATACCTGCACAAACGGTAGAAAAGTATATCAAGAATGATTCCACACTACTTATTAAAGATCAAGAGGATCCGATAGTGCCAGAATTCGTCAAACATTGGATTATGGAAATGTATCGAACATATTCTAAAAGACTAAATGATCAAGAAGTATACGTAAATACTCTGCTAGACTCCTATCCAATGTGATATAATAATTGTTTAGAATTTTGACGAAAGGTAAATATGGACGATTTAGATATTAACATTCTAGTTCAAACATTCAGCGAAAAAATTGGCCAGTTAACAACCGATTTGGTCATAAAAGAGGCAACGATTAAGCAGCTGAACATCAAAGTCGCAAACTTAATCGCTGCAATGCAACCAGGTAAAACAGAAAAAACAATTAAACAAACAAAAACAGACAACTTTGAGTGAGGTAAATAAAATGTCAGAAGAAACAACTGAAATAATTGAAGAAATTCAAACAACTGAGCCAGTAGAAGCTAAGGAATTTTCAATTGAAATTAAGATTTCAAACGCAAATCTCCAGTACAGAAGCGATTTTAATGAAGCAGAGACAATTTTTTGGATTGAAGCTGTTAAAAATATCATTATGAAAAACGCTTTTGATAAAGCTAATCTCGACGTTAACTGATTAACTTATAAAAAAACACCACTTTAGCTACTATTATATATAGTTTTCATATTGGAGAGATACATGGCAGTCTTTGACTATTTGCCGTTTAGGCAAGTTGATAAAAATAATAATTTTACAGCCAAAGCACTAGATGGCGAAGAAATCAAATCAGTTAGTAGATCGATGAAAGTCGCATCGTTAGCTCTCGGTTTTCAAGGTAATACTTATTTTTATAGCAAAAGATCTACATTCGAACCTTCTCCGTATGATTTCCATAGAATCATGCAGGCAGCTGACACCGATTCATATGTAAAGCAGGCTTTAAATAAATATAAAGAGTTATTCTGGAAAGAAAATTGGAAAATTGTAGGTGAAAATCCTGAAGCAATTTCCTACTTATATCAAAGAATAGATTATATGGAATTGGCAATGAAGCGCCCTTTCTTAGATTTTCTAATAGAAGTCACAGATCATCTCTTTAAATATGGGAACGCATTCATTGTTAAGGCACGTGGAGACATATCGGAATACTTTCCAAGTCCTTTAGAGGGAGTCAATGCTAGTCAGCCTGTTGTTGGTTATTACTTAATACCTACTGAGCAAGTAAGGATTTTAAGAGATAGACACAATAGACCACAGAAATATGAACAGAGCACAGATCCGCTGACGTATATGCCATCAGATCGTGACCCCGTATGGAGCGCAGACAAAGTCATTCATGTCTATATCGACAAGAAAACTGGCAGAGCATTTGGGACGCCATTCATAGAATCGGCCTTGGATGACATTGTCGCTCTTCGACAAATCGAAGAGGATATTCAAAACCTGGTTCATAGAGAACTATTCCCATTGTACAAGTACACCATAGGAACTGCAGATCAACCAGCAGAACCTCATGAGATAAGCACCGCTGGCCAAGAATTAGAAAATCTTAGAGCAGAAGGTGGATTGATCTTACCTTTCCGTCACAACATAGAAGTTATCGGGGCTGCCAATACCGCACTCGATGCATCTAAGTATCTTGATCATTTTAAGGAAAGAGTATCTGTTGGATTGGGTGTTGCGCCTCATCACCTTGGTATGTCAATGGGCGGCGGTAACAGATCAATGACAGATAGATTGGATACAGCTCTTTACGACAAGGTCAAGCAATATCAAAAGCTTTTCTCTGAAATGGTAAGAGTACATTTGTTTAATGAGCTTTTACTTGAAGGTGGATTTGACCCTATGACTAATCCACTTGAAAGTGATGCATCAGATCGTTGTTACTTTAAGTTCAACGAAATAGATGTTGATACTCAAGTTAAAAAAGAAACTCATACTATTCAAAAGTTTACAAGTAATTTAATAGGACTGTCAGAAGCTAGAATGGAATTAGGCATGGACGCCGATCACGATCCAAAAGATTTCTATGCAGCTATTCAATCACAAATTCAAATAAATGCGAATAAAAAACAAACAGAACTAAGTGCTTCACTGAAGTCTAAAGACGCCACTATGAACGCCGACAAACAAGAGCCAGCACAAAAAGGTCAAACAAATGTTCCTAATAAAAGAAAAGGTGCGGGTAATGTAATTCGCCCGACTAATCAGCAGGGAAGAAGCACCTCAGCAAATATTAGAAGATCAGATAACGCTTGGTTGACACTAGTTGAAAATGCGCTTGAATCAGAGTATACTATAGTTTATACAAATGATGAAAAGGATGAAATCAATGTCGAACAAAATGATAATAAATAATGAAAAATTATCCCAATACCTAGGAACAGAAGACGCTGTTAAGGGCCTTCAAAAGGTCGTAGATAATGGTCAAACTAGATTAGCTCTTGAAGTAATTTTCGATATCATTACCCAGCTAATTGATAGAATCGATACACTTGAAGAGATTGTATCCACTAAAGAAGATCTATCTCCTGAGCCCGCGCCTACACCCGCGCCCGCGCCCGCGCAAGAGAAACCAATTACGAAGGCAAAAGAAACTACCACTGAAATATCAGAGGAAGAAAAGAAATAATTCATGAAACTCTTAATTGGGACTCCAATGTACAAGAGATCATGGATTCTTCCACATTGGATACGTTGCCTGATAAACCAATCAGTTAATTTCAAGGAAATTGGTTTTGTTTTTGAAGTTTCTCCAGATGATAAAGAAACAATAGCTTCATTAGAAGCTTGGAAAAGATTCGATAAAAATATACCTTACTTTGAAATTAAGGTAAGAGAAGATATTCCTCATTTTGAACATTCAAACAATGGAAGACAATGGAATATATCTAAGTATGTAAATATGGTTTCTTTGAGAAACTCTCTATTGCAAACAGTTAGAGATATCCAACCAGATTATTATTTTAGTTTAGATTCAGATATTCTATTAACAAATCCAAATACAATAGAACTATTAATAGCTCATATTAAAGCTGGAGCAGATGCAGTTAATCCACTCATGTTTATGACGCCAATTGGAACACTATATCCGAGCGTCATGGACTGGAGACAGGATGATACATCAAAAGCTTATAGAAAAGAAAAATATGAACTTGGAACATATTTTCAATCAGATGTAATCATGGCTGCAAAAATGATGAGTAAAGATGTATATAACAATATATCTTATGATGTTCATCAACAGGGTGAAGATGTCGGCTGGTCACTAGCTTGCAAAAAAGAAAATTTTAAGCTATACTGTGCATCGTATATTTACGCTCCACATATTATGTCAGAAGTATTTTATCAGTCATTTCTCCAAAACGGAGATAATAGATATGAATCTTTATCAGACAACTATGCTAAAGTCTGATATATTCATATAAATTTGTTTAATGTTATAAAAATAAACTTACTATATAAAAAAGAATTATACATCAATAGGTGATTTACATGTCATTTGACTTTATAGAAAATTTTACATTAGAACTTCCTGACTTCTCTAAGTCGGATATCAATTTTTCAGAGTCATTTAATTCAAAGCACGGTTTAATAATAGAAGTCGCTGCAATCCATGAGGGTCTCACTTCTAACTACAATAATTATTCCGCACAAGAATTAGAAAAAGCACTCCAATCATGGGTGGATCCATATCCAAAGCCAATCATCCTTAATCATGATTTAAATACAGAAGCTATTGGCAGGGTTATGGCTGCAAAAATGGACAAAGAAGAAGATGGTTCCTCATTCGTTCGTTTACAAATAGCAATTACTGATCCCGTTGCTGCTCAAAAAGTTCTTGATAAGAGATACTTGACTGGCTCCGTTGGCGGAAGGGCTGGTAAAGCAGTCTGTAGCGTCTCAGGAGAAGATTTAGCAACGGAAGATGCATCAGGCAGGCCGAAGGTTGTAAAATACAAAAGAGGCAAAGTCTATAAAGGTAAACTCGCTTATGTAGATATGCAAGACATTAGCTTTAAAGAGTATTCATTCGTCAATCAACCCGCAGATCAAAAGTCTGGCGTTAGATCCCTAAAAGCTGTTGATGGTAAAGCAGAGCTTTTTGATTCAGAAAATTGGATTGCACGAAGTAACGCATTTGTTTTAAGTATGGATAATGAGGATATCTTCTCAATTCAAGAGAATAGATCAATTCTTTCTGATATGAAGAAGAAAGAGTCTAAGCCAATTTATCTCCAACTAAAGGGAGCATTTCTAACGGCCCTGTCCATACAGGAGAACGAAAATTACAAATACAATGATAGTTCATTACTATCTGATCAGAATAAAAATATCGATAATTGTCAGGAGAATTCCAATATGGATCAAGACACTAACGGCGATGATATCCTCGCTGCAGTCCAAGAATTAAGTGATGATCTTTCTACAATCTCAGTAGCTAAGGAATCAGAAGAATTAGAAGAGGCGATTGAATCAGAAGAAACGATTGAATCAGAAGTCGTTGTCACCGAGGCAGATTCCGAGACCACTGTAGAAGAAGTGGCTTCTGAGGAATCTGAGTCGAAAGAAAATGGATCTAAGGCTTTGCCTGAAGAAGCAGAAGAAATAGGTAATCAAGAAGTTGATTCAGCTAATTCATCTGAGGCCGAAGAAGATCAAGGGAAAGAAACAGCAGGAGCAGACCTCACTGACACAAATGTAGTCTCTGAGCAGGATGCAATTGCAAAAGCTAGAATTCAATCCCTTGAAGAAGAAAATAAAAAACTCAAGAGTGCATTACATAGAACATTGATTGAAAGAGTTGTTGATACTAGAATCGGACTTGGTTTTGAACTATCAGATGATCGTGAAAAACTAATCGAAGAGTATTCTACAAGAACAGCATCTTCTTTAGCTGATAGCCTGAGAGATCTTGCTAAGACACCAAGTAAGTCTGGTAAAAGAATTGGCGAGATGTTGAATATGCCCACAATTGCTTCAGAAGCCGAAGTTTCGGTAAAAGAAGAAAATGTGCTTACTATAGACATGGAAGAGGAGCCCATTAAGGCTTCAGATCCCAAAGAGTCTTTCGAACAAATTCTAGTTGATGCCCTTATGGGTAGACGTAAACTTTAAAACTAAGGAGATAAAAAATGAGTTTAGCAAAATTTCGCAAAGTACATAGTAAGACCGGTTCTGGTCGCTTCGTTGTTTCCGAGGGCATAGCCCCCGCAGCATACTTGTTGCCACACCCCGGTCTACCCACATGGTATTACGACAGTGAAGATGATCGTTTTGAGATTGTCATCCCGAAGGGAACCATCCTTTCAGTTGTAGCCGATGCTAACGGTGACGCTCGTATTGTTCCTGCTAACGGTACGGGTTCAAGCAAGGTATGGGGCGATGACATGAGCAATACAGCATGGGACCCCACAGCTGGTGCAACACCCGCTTACTCGTCCGGAGCAACTGACACAGTCACTGTGCCTGCTCGTTCGATTCCTATCGGTTGCGCACAGTATGATCTTTACAGACCCTTCGATAAAGGTACCTCGCAAGGTGCTGGATTTATCACTCACGGCTATGTAGAGTATCCAATGGTCAGCGGCATTAACAATAACGTGACAGTTGGTTCAGTAGTTCGTTCCGACGTAATGGGACGTCCAGTATTGGCTGCAGCTACCGATTTCCTCGATAGCAGCTCCGTATACAGCTACTTGCAAGTAGGTAAGGTTGTCGAAGTCGAAAAGTTTGCTACAAACTTTGATGACGGCCTCCTCAGCTACATGCAGCTTCCATCAGATCCGGGTGCGTTGAAGACCGTTTATGAACTTACCAAGGCTGGTCCTAATACTGGTAAGCTCGGTATTCGTTCGAATCTAGATGTAACTAATGTCATTGGTGCATTCCGCGTCAACCTGACACTCTAATAAATAAGAAACAATAACACAGGAGGAATATTCCTAAGATGACTAAGACAATCCAAGAGCTCCTCTCGGGTCTCCCAGCTTGGGAGACAGCAATGACCGAGGACGGGTATATCGACGCAGAAAATAGAGTAACAATTAAGGAAGCTTTTGCATCGTCAGACGCAGCAGCACTTTTCCCGAAAGTTCTCTCACGTACGCTCAGAGAAGCAGCAGAGCCACAGCTTTTAGTGACTCCATTGCTTTCCACTGTTCGTCTCGGCAAGGGACGTTCATTGGAATTCCCGGCCGTCAATGCTATTCAAGCTGCTGAGATCCCAGAAGGACAAGAGTATCCAGAACAAGCACTCGCTTTCGCAAAGCAGGTAGAGGGCAAAGTCTCGAAGAAGGGCGTTAAGCTTTCTTTCACGGAAGAAGTAATCGCTGATTCACTTTGGGACATTGTTGGTCTGCATGTTCGCGCAGCCGGCCGTGCTATGGCTCGCCTTAAGGAGCAAATTGCTCTGAGCCGATTCAAAGATGCAGCTACAATCGTTTTTGACAACGACGACGCTGGCTACGATGACACAACCGGTCTTGACATTAATGGCGCTGCCAATAAGACAGTCAAGTGGGACGATATCATCGACATGGCTGCCGTTCTCATGGCTGAAAACCATATTCCAACAGACTTTATTCTACACCCCCTCATGTGGTCGATCTTCCTCAAGGATGCCGTCTTCCATCAAGGTGGCGCAGCATCGGGCGTTGGAACAAGCTGGGGCTATCGTCCCCAGTCTGCAGATGGCGCATTGAATCAGACTGCCCCTATGGGATTGAACGTTATTGTTTCTCCTTTCGTTAGCTTCACGGCTAAGAGTGGTGCAACAGCAGCTAAATCAGACCTCTTCCTCATCGACCGTAATGAAGTCGGAACACTTCTCGTCAAAGACGAGATGAGTACCGATCAGTTCGACGATCCGGGCCGCGATATTCGCCAGCTCAAGATGAAAGAGCGTTACGACATCGTGATGCTGGGTGATGGTGAAGGTATCACTGTTGCTAAGAACGTCAGACTCAGCCGTAACTACGAAGTACAGGTTACTAACGACATAGCCTGATAGAAACCTTAGGGTCGTTATAGTTACAAATTACCCTGAAGCTTGGGGGCGGTAGAGAAATCTACTGCCCCCTCTGCTTTTTATTGAATTGATTTATTACTATTACAATAGGTTTTGAATTTGGAGTGTGTTGAGTGGCCTTATATCTTATTGATAACGCTACAGTAAGCGTTAATACTGTTAATATTAAATTCGGTAGGACTATTAAAATAGCATCCTTAGTTGATGCAAATTTTTTAGTATATACTGACGCAGCTACACCTGTTCAGATAAATTCCCCATTTAGGACTATTAACACTATTACTGATTATAATCAGATTAGTAGAACTTTAACTTTATATTGGGATGTCATTCTATCCGGTAATATAGACTATGTTGTCCGCGTTCAAAATTTACTAGATTCCTCGGGTATGACTATCCCTGAAGAAAGAATCAGTTTCACGAGTCAAACACAGTCAGCAACTCCGTCAATCCTACAGGAAAGTAAAGCTACTGTTTTAAATGAAGTTTTAGTAGAAGATAAATCTATTAGAACAGATATTGAAACTGGTTATCAAATATTAGCTAAAAATCCTAATTTCTATATAGAATCTGTCAGTCCAAATAATGGAGATTTTTATATAGGAAATGATGAGAATAATGGAAGAACTATTATCTCATTTAGTTCTCGCCCAGCATCAAACTTTTTAACCAGTAAGTATTTTAAAGCACAACGTAAGAAGATACAAAAAACGCCAACCAGATGGGAAGCACTTCCGGCTCAAGTTTCCATGCATTCATGGAAACCAGATGTTTATATAGATTTTCCATCTACCGACGCAACTCCGGTTTACTACACAGATAGCAAAACTTATTTCGAGACTGGATATAAATATAGAGTTATTGTCTCTTCGGAAGTCGGCATATAATGGCTAATTCATTATATGCAAAAGGCAAAGAAGGCTTATTAGAGGGCCTATTTGACTTGACTGACAATAATATAAAAATTGCGTTAGTAAAAAATACTTATACAGTAAATTTAAGCACACATGAATTCTTGTCAAGCATTAGTGAAGATTCAGTCGCAGCAACTACTAGTTTACTAGCCGGAAAAACAACAGCTTCTGGTGTCTTTGACGCTGATAATATTACGGTAGAAGATTACGGGACTAGCGGTTTTGCCTATCTGGTTTTATATAAGGATACTGGAGTTAGATCTACATCAAGGCTTTTGGCCTACATAGATACAGCCACAGGTTTGCCAGTAGCTGCTACTGCTAGTCCTATCTCCATCACAATTAGCTGGAGTAACGATCAATACAAAATATTTAGTTTATAAAGGATTT